ATCAATTATTAAAACTAGAATTGAACAAGTTACTTATGAGCTTGCAAAGTACAAAGGATTTATATCGTGGCAAGAAAACAGAAGCAGACAAGCTAATACAGTCATCAAAAGAAATAAGTAATAACGCACACTTAATGCAGTAAAAACATGTACAAACTAAAAAAACATCAAATTGAAAAGTCTAAGGAATTAAACGAGATCCTGCTAGATAAAAATATAGCTTATTTAGCAGGAGAAGTAAGATCTGGAAAAACATTAACAGCTCTTCAGGCTGCTAGATTATACAAAGCTAGTAAGGTTATTGTAATTACCAAAAAAAAAGCAATACCGAGTATATTATCGGATTATAAAAACTTTGCTTTTGATTATCAGATAGTAGTTATTAATTACGAATCATTACACAAGCTAGATAATTACGACTGTGATCTGGTTATTTATGATGAGTCACATTCTTTATCTGCATTCCCAAAGCCGAGTGTAAGAACAAAGCTTTGTAAGAAACTATTTTTTAACAAACCCTGTATTCTTATGACAGGAACCTCAGCCGTAGAATCTTATAGTCAATATTATCATCAATTCTTTTTAAGCGCTTACAGCCCTTTTAGTCGATACACTAATTTTTATAAATGGTCTAAAGAATTTGTTGAGGTTTGGGAGCGTAAACTACCAACGCATAGTATTAGGGTTTATGATCGTGCGAACGTGGAAAAAATAGATAAGATACTAAAGTCTTATATGGTTGTAATGACTCAAGAGGACGCAGGCTTTGATGTTAAAATCAACGAGAATTATTTAAGCGTTGAAACTCCTGCTAAGATTAAAGGTTTAGTTAATATATTATTAAATGATCAAGTTATTAAAGGTAAAGCATGTTATATTTTTGGAGATACTCCTGCAAAATTGCAAAGCAAAGTCCACCAACTTTATAACGGTCATTGTATTGTTGAGGATGTCAACGGCAAAACTTCTAATGTAATACTTGATACTTATAAATTAGACTTCATTTTAGAGCGTTTTAAGCACGATAAAATTGTAATCATGTACTACTATCAAAATGAGCTTAAGATGATTGAGAGCGTATTCGGTGAGGCCGTCACAACCGATATAGATGAGTTTAATAATACCGACAAAAGTTTTGCTTTACAACAATCTTCTAGCGAGGGTATGAATTTAAGCAAAGCTAAATATTTAGTATATTTCAATTTGGGGTTTAGCGGTAAAAATTATATTCAGTCTAGGGATCGAATGACTGTTAAAAGTCGTAAGGAAAATAACATTTATTTTATTTGTGAAAGTGATGGCATTACCGAAAAGATACTTAAAGCGGTAACCAAAAAGAAAAATTTTAATAGTAGAATGTTTAAACAATCTTATGGCATCTAAGCAACAAACTAAATTAATAAAACATTGGAAAGCTAAAGGCTATTTTGTGATTAACCTAGTTAAGATTACCCCTAGCGGTTTGCCTGATCTTATAGCCTTAAAGCCTAACGAGGTTATATTTATAGAGTCTAAAGAGATTTGGGACAAGCTCAGCCCCTTACAGATAGCAAAAATAGAAATACTTAAGAAACTTAAATTCAAAGTGTATGTCAACGAAAATGAATATTGACCCTTTTGCATTTTACACTTCTCCTAATGGTTTAAAATATAGAGTAACTGGTATTGAAATGGTTGAAGGATCAGAACGGTGGATAAATGGAGTCTTAAGATATCATTGGATTACGTCAATTTGTTTTATAGAATCTGATGAGCGTATAAGTTTAGAATATGATTACAGTGAGAAAGTAATTAAAAAATTTAGTACCGCATAGAGTTAAGAAACCAAGCCAACGAGTTTATTGGATTGTATGAAAAAGAATTTAAAAAGTTTAACGTTTAGCTTGTTTGTTTATCCGTTTGTTGTAACTATATTTACGCAGGCAATTAAGCCAAACTAAAACTATTATTATGAAGCCAACATCAAAACAACTAACTTTTATCGAAAACATAGAAAAAAACTTTTTAATTAAAATGATAAACTATGGTTTTCTATCAAACGGAAGCATAAGTATTTTATGTAAAGATGATTTTGGTAATTGCGTTATTGTTGTAAATCAAGAAGGAATAACTACATAAATCTAAAACCCCCGAATAAGGGGGGAATTAAAAAATAAAACCATGAGCAATAAACTAGAACTAATTAAAAGACTATTACTACAAGGGGAGAGACTAGAAGATATTAGAATACAAGCCAAGACTTCTTGGCGAATGATCTACAAAGTAATAGAAGAGAACGGAATGCAAGAGTTCCGACAAGAGGTTACAAGACGTTACAAGAGCAAAAACGCACAGAGACTAAGAACACCTAGCGTAACTCAAAAAAGAAACACGACTCTAAAACAATTAGACCGTAAACTATTAGGCAATCAAGTCAAGAATCAGAAGAGACTAGATGACAAAGTACTAGAATTAGGATATAAGAATTGCAGCGAATACATATCACAGCATGGAGCTATTAGCTTTAGAAATAACATATTAGCAAATTAAAACTATGGAAGAGATAGAACAATTACTAAAGCAATATAAAGAAGATCAAGAAGTGCTGCATAAGAAATTTCAAGAGAAAGTACTACAAGCTTACAATGCAAAACAAAACAAATATAAAGACCAAAACTTTGCATCTCTTAAGTGTCTTATAGAATCTGTTTTTTCAATACCAGAATTGTTTGTCGTAAGTCGAAAAGATTACAACGTTTCGGCTAGAGCTATATTTGATTACATTATCCATAATCAAGAGGGATATACATTTTCGAGTATTGCAAGACAAACAAATAGGGATAGAACGACTGTAATGCACTCAGTAGAAAACTATGATAGTTTTAATCAAGTTGCAGAGTACAAGGAAAATTACGAAACTATCATTAGCCTATACGCTAAGAATAAAAATACAAATTAACATAAATAAAATAAATAATGGCATTTGATACAAAATACATAGGAAAGTCTAAGCTCTATAAAAACGTTACCCTATACAGGATTGGTGGCAAACAAATATATTATAGAGGAGCGGTTTTAAAGTACTCAAAAAGAGGATTTGAAACAGAAAAAGAAGCTGCTGTATGGGTAGACATCAGACTAATTGAAGCAGGCAAAGAACCTGTAAATGTTTTAAAACGTAAAAAAATAGAATTATGAATGCAAACACAGCAAAGTATTTATTGCAAAACTTTGTAAATTCAGAGATAGAAAAACATAAAGTATTTATAATTCCTGTACACGATGTAGTAATTGTAAAAAACCTAAATGAAAATAAAGACTTTATTCAAGAATGGACTTGGAGGGGATTAATACAAATAGCATACAACTTAAAGTCATAATTAAGACAAATTAAGTAATATAAAAAAAAAGTCTTAGATTTGTGAAAACAAAGTCTACATGAATGTACTTGATTTGATTGCAAAAAGTCATAATGAATGGGTAGAAGTATGCAAGGTATTTGGAGTCACAGACTATCCCGAAGACATAGTACAAGAAATGTATATTAAGATAAGCAAATCAAAGATTACAACCGACCTAAACTACAAAGGCTATGTCTATGCAGCACTAAGGAATCTATGCTACGATAGGCACAAGGGGCAAAAGTATCACTTACCTATCGACAACAACAGAACAGAAGACAATTTCAAGAGTGACGATCACCTGCATTGGTTAGACATACAAAAAGCACTGCACGAATTGCCTTATTTTGAAAGAAAGATTATAGAGCTGCATAAGATAGAGGGGTTTAGTCTTTGCGAAATAGAGAAGGAAACAAGTATTTGCAGAGTTAAGATGATGCGAGCAAAAAACAAAGGAATAAAGAGACTAAAACTAAAATTAAATAAATAGCTATGGAAGATAAAAGAACATTAGCATTAACCGTAGTTGAAAAGCAATACATGGATAGAATACTTGCTGAACAAGGTAATGATTTTAAAAAAAGATTGTTAAAGAATTTAATTGATTACAGCTCTATTAAAGAAATAGAAAGATATGTAGAATTAAAACTTTTAAAAGTTGAAAACATAAAAACAAACGATGAAATGTTAACCGCACAATGGAGAAAAATATGAAACAAGACCCAAGCAAAGACCAAGAAACAAAGGAGTTTATAAAAAATCTAAAGAGTGAAGAGTATTATAAGATGCCTGGCACTGAAAAAGTAATAAAAGGAAAACAACTTAAAAAATTATACAATGCAATCAAACAAGGATCAAGAGTATTTGCGAAACCTAGACAAGAGGACTAAGAAATACAAAGAATACAAGCTAAGAGTTGACAAACAATCAAAAGGATTAGGAGACACCATCGCAAAAGTAACAAAGGCAACTAAGATAGATAAGCTTGTGAAGTTTATAGCAGGAGAGGACTGTGGTTGTGACGAAAGGCAAGAACTACTTAACAAGACCTTTACTTACGATGTTCCTAAATGCTTAACAGAAGATGAGTTTGATTATTTAACTAGACTAGTCGCAAGCAGACCTGCAATAGCAAGTATTGACATGCAAAGGCGTATTATTAAGATTCATAACCGTATCTTTAGTACTCAGATAGAAGTAAGCTCCTGCCCTAGTTGTGTAAGGAAAACAATAGAGAAGTTAGGAAAGATACTTAAACAATATTAACAAAGCACCCAACAAGAATATTTAAAAAGCCAGAAACACCTAAAAACAACTAAAGTTTGATTAATCAAAGTATATCAAAATGAGTAAAGAGAAAAGGGGAGGATTTAGAGAACGCTCAGGAAGAAAGTCAAAGGCAGACGAGATAAAACTAGCGGAACAAATGGATGCTGTTTTAGTCCCAAAGGTAGTATGGCAAGCACTAGCAGAGAAAGTAAAAGAAGGTGATGGTCAATGTATTAAAACATGGTTATCGTATCGCTACGGCATGCCTAAGCAATCTACAGACATAACAACTAACGGAGAAAGTTTGGCATTTAATGAATTAATAGGTTTTGATAAAACTAAATGACAAGTATAAAAGAATAGGAAGCGATGCAAAGTTTTCTATAATAACAGGAGGTAGGGGTAGTGGTAAGTCATTTGCTATTACCTATCTAGTAAGCCTTCTATCCTATGAAAAAGGTCATGTAATACTTTACACTCGTTACACCTTAAGAGCTGCTCACATATCAATTATACCAGAGTTTATAGAAAAGATAGAACTTATGGGAAAGATAAAAGACTTTACTATAACAAAGGATTCTATCATAAACAAAGTAAGCGGATCAAAAATACTATTTAGAGGTATTAAGACATC